CTAAAACGTTCTTTTTCTTGCGTGTATCGTTTACGGTAATATGAGATAAAGGGAATAGAGTCTGTTTATTCAGGTCTACGTCAAATATATCCCCCTGTGTTACCGTGTTTACAAACTCATCAGCTTCTAACTGAGCTTTAAGTGTTGTTAGTACGTTGTAATATGCTTGCATTATTTTAGGCTTTTCTTTAGTTCGTTTTGTTCCAGCTTATTCTTTTCTATTTCATAGGTGAGAAACGTAAGACACTCGTGAATGGGTTTCCTGGTGACTCTATCAAAGTTGAGTATTTCGCCTCCAGCGAGTCGATAGATTGAATGATACCATCCCCACTTACTTTGGAATTGCGCTCCCATTGAGAAACTACCTCCTTCGCTTCCTCCTTTAAAAAGTTTAGGGTACTGTTTAATAATTCGTTTCCTAAATGATAAAAAAAAACATAAGCACCAAGGGCTACATCTAAAGGTGTGAACTTCATAAGCTCCGCAAATTCGTCTGTGCCTTCGTAATCTCTTAACTCGTAGTGATCCTTGCGTCTTGACACTATAGGACGGAATAAAACCGCCATAGCTTTGTGCATCTGCTTCCAGTCTGTAAAGTAAGTATCTAAGTCAATATACTCGCCTTGTGTTATCTTATCAAGATTAGGGATGAAACCAAACTCAACACCGTTCATCTCGAATGTTCTTTTTAGTTCATATTTACCTGTGAATAGTTGGTTAATGCGCCCAGAGATGTCTTGTACTGCTTTCTTTTCAATGAAGAGCACCTTTGCTAACTCTACATTACAAAATATCTCTAGCATCTTCTGTTTAAGGAACTCATTATGCTTATCCTCATCGAAGTTCTTTGCTACAGACTGGAAGTGTTGATACTGCCCTAAGGTTATCTCACTTAAAGAGGTTGGTACTACTATTTTTGCTTTCATATTAATATAACGTAAGAAAGCGCAAAGTGTGTTAAATAAAAAAGGGAACAACCGAAGCTGCCCCCCTTTCTAAATTTGTTGAATGTTCTTATATCTTAGTCCATCTCTCTGCATCACCAGCTGTAATGAGTTTAAAATCTTCTTTAGTGATTTCATCGGTATCATTCACTTGTACTGCATCTTTCCACCTGCAACCTGATTTCATACCTATTAAACAAACCTCATCACATGATACCTGTGCTAGAATATAACACTCCGTTACATCACTCCATACGTCCCCTGTGTAGAACCTATCTCCAATGCTGTAAATTGGTTTTTCTAGTTCTTCAATGTACTTCTTTAATTCCTCAATCTTTGCTAGTGCTTCTTTCTTGTTCATAATTATATTTTTTTTGCTAATATACAAAATATTTCCCTCTGTTTGGATTTTCTAGTTGATAAGTTACAGCGTAGCGTATCGCGTCAATAGCGTGGTTGTAGTCATCTATCGGTGTGCTAGACTTCTTCTCCATCCAAGAGTAGTTGTTAAGCTCTTTGATTAGCTCTGTACTGTCAGGGTCAACTATTAAGTCATAGTCTTGCATGAGTGTTATGCCGTGCGTAATACTTCCCTGTCCTTTTACTGCTGGAAGTATGTTAAGGCTATTAGGGTGCGCTTGCATCTCTGTGATCAGTCGAGGCTCTGCGCTATCCCCTATTATCAAACTATCACCCGCAAAGCGTCTGTTGAGTTCTACTATTTGACTTGTGGTTAAGTTGGGCTTGTAGTAGTGTAGTTTCAAATAGATACGCTTGTTATTAGTATCTACGTTCGTCTCTACTAATGTTGTAGGGTCTACAGAGAAACCGTAATCCTGTCCAAATACAGACTTGCCTACGTGCTTAAACTCTCCAATGCTCCAGTTCTCAAAGATAACACCTTCAGCTTTATCTAGCCAGCCTCCTAGTATCTGGTGTTTGTACTTCTTAGGTCTCCTCTCTCGTATCTCTTTAATCTGGTTTAAGAATGATTCGGCTAGGTTTTCCTCATTGTCTAAGTAGGTAGTATGTACGTACGTTGTGTCTCCTTTCCTGCCGTTAGTTCCCTCTTGCATTCCTTTACCCTCGAAGAATCTCTGATAAATAAAATGCTCTTTTGTGGTGGGATTCATTATCATTATAACCCTGTTATCCACCCCTTTTTGACGTACCGATAAATCAATAGTGTCAAACGTTTTCTCATCTACCAATTCTTCTGCTTCATCGAGTACCCACGTAGTTACACCCTGCAAACTCTTTAGACTTGCGACTTGATTACCCGAACTTGTCTTGATACCTCTAAATAATATCCTACTACCCGAAGCTATGTTGATTATCTCGTCTTTTGTTACCTTGAACTGTGATTGCATACCTAACAGCTCTATCTTCTCTAAGAACTCAGGGATAATGGAGATACTAGCAGAGCGCAATGTATAACGGGTGAATAGTATAACGTGCCCAGGCTGTGCAGTCATTAAACAGAGAAGCGTGTTAATAGAAAAAGACTTCCCACTACCACGCCCACCTGTTACAATGAAGTATCTACTGTCATTGTCTAGCACTAAGTACTTACTGTTAATCACCTCTCAATCGTTTTATAGCCTCATTAAAATCAAACGTACCCGACACTTCTGCCTTGATATCTTGCTCTGTCTTTTTAGGGATGAAGTATTGCATGTACTTGGATAATAAGTCTAGATACTTCTCTGGTGACTTCTCTAGTACTTTCTGGAAGGCATCCTCTATATTCTCTACCTGACCCTCTAAAGTGTTTAAGAATAGCTCTCTCGCCTCTGCTGTCTTCTTATCCTTTGAGCCTTTTGGTCTTCCCTTTATATTTCCGCTTTCTCCTTTTTTAAATGGCATAACTGTATAATATTGTTATTAACAATCCTCCTTAATATAACGTAAATATTCGTCTTTTGTTACAATCTTAACTTAACCTGAGTAGCTTCAATGCTGTCACTTTTAGAGAAGTTATCTTCTGCCCATAGTGGCTGAAGGTTTGAGTAATGGCATAGCTTTACTACTTCTTCTTCAGTCTTTGCGCTTGATAACGGTATAATATGGTCAATGTGCCACTTCCCGTAATTATCCCAATTCATGCCTTTAGTGAATTGTCTTTCTATGTGCTTCGCGACTACCTCCCATTCAACGCCTAGTATTTCTCTTGTTTTAGATTTCTTAGAATATCCTTTATCTTTAAATGCTTTTGACGTCCTGTTCCTTAAGTTGCACTTTAATTTGAATATTGGGTCTGATTGCCTTCTTTGTTTTACACGTTCGTTTATACGCCCTCTGTTCTCTTGATTCCACTGTTTGTAATATTCTTTATTGTCTTGGTAGTGTTTTTTCCTGTATTCTTCTAAATACTCCTTTTTCTCTTGACGGTACTTTTTCATACGTTTACTTATATGCTCTTTATTCTCTTGACGGTACTTTTTCATTTGTTCTTTGTTTCTTTGGCAGTGCTCTTTTCTACACTTTTTACACTGACTCCTGAATCCGTACTTACCTAGTTTCTGCTTATGAAAATCACTCAGAGGCTTCTCTTCTCCACATTTACTACACTCCTTAACAATCATCACTCATTTATGTATTTCAAATACTCATCTTTTGTGACAATCTTAACAATAGGCTCGTCTATCAAAATAAAGTTAACCATGTATCTCTTATCCTTATACTGTTTCCTAAACTCGTCCCATTCTTTTAGAGTTCTGTTTAATGGGTACTCTATTATGTAGTATTCTCTCATTACTGGCATATCTTTCTATATCGTGTACCTTGCGAAGTCTCTACCCATCCATGAGCGTTAGAGCATGGCTCTTCCTGCATCGGTGTTGTGTACTCTACTTCCCATTGTAGAGAAGGTACTTGTAATTCTTCGTGTTCTTCATAGCACTGACACTTACCTGCACTCTTGCTTTCTTTCTGGCACCCGTTAATCACGAATAATATTCCTATAAAGGAAATACTCCATACTACTGCCATTGTTACGTTCTTTAATAATTCTTTGTTCATGTGTTTTTAAATTTATGTTTTTGTTCTTCCAGGTACAAATCTACAACTCTTTTTGTCTTTTCCAAGTCCTCTATAAAAAAACCTTTCTTTCTGCACCTTGTTACTCTCTTGATTATATCAAACTCGTAAGCGTTTAAGCCTTGCTCTAGTGCAAACTTGTATAGACTTCCCTTAGTGTTATCGTAGTGCTTATCCTTCTCCATTCTGATAATATCCCATAGATACTTTAAAAGCTCTTAGGGCTTTCTCTCCTTCTCTGTACCTTTGTTTCTTCTCGCATTTAGTATAATGCTCTCTTAGTCTTGTCTTATTCATACTGTCTCGTTTATGAACCACACCCCACGCAGTCAAAATGGCTGTCCGTTGGTTTAGTTCCGGTTAACTTCATCTCAAGGTTGTGGATTTCATCACGTATAGCCATATCGCTCATCATATCACCCGTTAGCTCAGACTCTAAGCTTTTAATAGTTTCTTTTATTTCTTGTTTTCGTTCCTCTGTCATATTCTTTGCTTAATTGATTTGTTGCATTAAAGCGCAACAGATAACATTGATCTGTTGCACTATATAACACCGTTTATTTCGCTTTGTGTTTTTTTTTATAAATCCTTTAGGTAAGATTCATATAGACTTACTAAATCCTTATGTTTCTGTATTGCACAGCTTGAGCAATTCCCTGGAGGCTCATAAGTAGTTCTATAAACTCTAGCGTGTGTCTTTGCTAAGTTGATATTTTCTGAGGCTGTTAGGCGTTT